GTGCTCTGGCGCCAGTGGTTAAAAAGAATCATTCCGCCGATCAATCCAATGGCGCACAAAACTCCGACAACAATGATTATTGTGATTACAACTTCATCACTCATGACTTCGGTTCCTCTTTGAAAATCAAAGCGCGCACCGCGCAGTCTTTCGCCTCCAGGAGTTTGCGAAGCGCTGTCGTGCGTTCCGGGTTACGCGGACAAGTCTCGACGATCTGATTCGCAAGATCGGAAAACGGCTTGCTTAGGCCTTGCGATAGAGCCTTCGCTTCAGAGGAGATGCCCGAAAGCTCAAATGAGCGACCTCGCGCGCTTTGGCCGCTTCGGATTCGTTTAGAGCCTTGATCCAGTCTTCAGCCATTGTCTGAACTTTCCCCCATGCCTAATTTCATTTCCCCAACGCCATCCGGATCCGGCTGAGCTCCCCAAGCGTCACATACTTCTCGAGCGATGCCCGCGACGGTCCAAGCTTCTCAGTTTCCCGATTCCCGAGTTCACCCCTCAAGATCGGCACGATGTAGCTCTTGCAGTTATGATGCAGCGGCGGCATGTACCGATCAGCGTTCGGATCATCTTTGGCAAAGACCCGGCCCGCCAGGTCCTGACAGATCGGCGACACGGGGTCACCGTTCACAAATTGGAAAGCATCGATCTGATCAAGCACTTCGGGCTCCATGAAAAACTCACGCCGAGCTATGTTCGTGATTTGAGAAGCGGTCGTTCCGGCGCCGGCGGCGACTGACGAGCCGCTCAAGGCATCGTCAAGCGCCTGGTTGAGGTCATCCTCAATCGTGCGCCAGCTATCGGTCGACGGCACAGACGTGGTGTACTGAAACAGGATTGCCATCTCAAGGTCACCGGCTTGCGTACCGGCAAGGAGCTCCGCCTGGGTATCAACGCGGCGAAGAAGCTTCGCTGGGAGCCAATCATATTCATTCAATTGGATCTCTGCTGCCTCGCTGAATTTTACTCTTTTGGCCTTTGGTACGTCTTTGCGCGCGGACTCTACACCATTGGCCGCGATTCGCAAGATCGCGTCCTTGAGCGTTTGTTTATATTGAGCCTGGCCGGCGACACCGACTGATTTCGCGGCCGTCACTCGGGCATCTGGCGAGAGGTTTTGGCCTGCTCGGATAAGGCGGTCGATCAGCTGCTTTCCCATTTTCTCGAGGCCTGAGCGCATGACTTCTTTGAGGTCGTCTACACCAGCGGTGATCAGCTTTTTTGCGTCTCGCTCGGCAAGTTGAATTGCCGCCTCACTGAGCGCGGGCGTTGGCGCTGGATTGAAACCGGGAGCCGCGGCCGGTACCTCTCGGCTCGTCGATGGATCCGCCGGCGGGAGCTTGAAGCGCTTTCTAAGGTTTGCCTCGAGCACATCGTCGGGCTTGATCGCTCGGCCGTCGATGAGGGCTTTGATGGAACTCGCAAGCTCCTGGCCGGCTTTATCTGTGATTCCAGTTGCAACGAGCTGCGGGTATTCATCCTGGGGGCCGAAGTTTGTTCGAATGAGATCGGGGATGACCTTCTGATTGAGCGGCTCCGCGATGAGTTCCGCAAGGTGGACAAGACCGCTAAGGAAAAAATCAGAGAGATCATTCGAGAGCGCATAGGCGCCGCCTCCGCCATTCATTCCGAGTTCAAGGAAATTCGTCATGAAGGCGTCAACGATCTCCATATTCTCGAGATCGATCGCGGCTTTCACCTTCTGAACGTCAAAGTTATTTTCCTTGAGCGTAATATCCCAGCCCTTTGGGAGCGTGATGTAATTGGTTTCGTGCGACGTGTATCGCTCAAGGGCTTCAAGGAACGCATCGAAGTCAGCCCCCGCCATCGTCGGCACGGTCCCGATGGGTGTAGGCACCGCGTATTTCTCAAGACCGATCGCGAGAATCTTGAGGTTTGTTTGTTTTCTTAGCCATGCGCCGTAGCAATATCTCAGTGCGGAGATACCTTCGAAATTAGCGCCCTCGCGCTCAAGCGAGATAAGCGCAAGGTTTTTCGCCTCGATGTCGACATTGCGCTGCAGATCACCATCGGCTTGCTGTGTGATAGATACGAGCTCCTCGGTGTTTGGATCGAGGTTGAATCTCTCGATCGTTCGCGGGCTTCGCCAAGCGAGCTTTCTTAGGCCGATATAAGAGCCGAATTTCTTGTGGTTGAGTACGACCTTATGGATCACCTCAAACGGCGCAAATCCAAACTCGAGAGTTGTGAGCGCCTCAGCGAGGTACTGCTTAAAGTTCGACATGGGATCCATGCCTTTAAAAAGGACGTGCGTGATGAATTCAGCATGAAGCTTCTGTACGGGCGTTGCGTTCTCGGGCGCCTGCACCTCCCAGGACGCAGATTTGATTGGATCTTTGACGGCCTTTAAGACCTTTCGGATTTTCGAATCCGAGCGGCGCATCTTGTCAAAGACGCCCGCGCGCTTTGTTCCGCGCAAGGAATGCAGATACTCTTCAGACGGATAGCCGGCGTAAGACCTGATGCCGCTTGAACCGCGTCCGCGAAACGCGATCGGAGCCGGCTTCACTGTTTGATCTTCAATCGTCTTTCCGTCCAGAACCTGATTTTCTTGGGTAGACTGTTTCACCACTTATCTCCTGAGTTTCTGCTCGGCGCGATCGTCGATCGACCCCGATTGCTGGCCTTCTTTACCGCTTCTGTGAATGAACCTTCTTGATAGCTGACATGGCGGCCGAAGTTCGCAAGTGCGAGTGAGTCGGCGGTATCGGGCGAATCTAGACCGGTGCGATGCTTGTACTGGTCTTTGGATTCGATAATGTATTTACCCTTGGAATCGAATTTATACCTGATTCCTGGGAGCTCTTCTTGGTAAATGGTCTCGTTCGGTATAGCGAGATCTTCCTTCATATCCTCCGCCAGTAGGTCAAACATTTGAGCCTTCTTGTTCGCGTACCGGTCAGTCGGCTTCTTTTCGCTGCTGTAGTCCCGCTCGATCTCGTCATCGGCTCCTTCGCCAAAGTTCACGTCGATCACACGAATGTGCTTTGGCAGAGTTCCGTCGCGCACACGCTCACGCAAGAAATCCGCAATCGGCCCACCGATGCCGGTGGAGTCGACAATGAACATCTCTCGTCGCCGGCGAGGAAGTCTCAGGATCATGGCGACCGCCTCACCCACAACCTCAGTCGCATCACGCTTCGATACCGGGATCTTTTCAGTCACTTTCCAGCCGTCGATCCTCGTGATAACGGTTTCGTCCATACCCATCCGTGCGGGATCGATGCCAATAAACCGCGGATCCGAATCCGTCGGCTCATACTCGCGTCGTTGCGCGCGCTCAACGACGGACATCGGAATCATCACGTGATCGTCTTCGTCAGGGAAATCGCCAGCGGCCTTTGAGATGAACACGGGGCTATCGACACCGCGGCGGAGCGCAAGCGCAATGACCCACTTCGCTGTCAGAAGGTACGGGTTCACGTTCTTGTACGAATTCAGCCGACGAAGGATCTCGGCGTCAGTGAGCGTCCTTAGGTACGCCACCTCCATCCGGACGTCGTTGATATCGTTGAATCCGTTTGCTTTCAGGTTCGGCGAGTCAAAGCAGGAGATGTGCGACTTGAACCACGCCGGGTCTTTAAAGCACTGGGCGAATGGAGACGAGGGTGAGGTTGGATTACCGATCGCGACCCACTTTACGTTAGATTGAGTCATCATGCCTTCAGCCTGGATCCAACGCTTGGCGCTTACGCCGGTCGCCTCATCGAAGACGATAAAGACAATGCCCGTTGGGCTATGGTAGCCCTGAAAGTTCGAGGTGTTTCCCTGTGTCCCATCTGATGACTCTGCTCCGTCATCAGGGCTAAGCCCGACAGCAAACCATTCGTCCTCGATTTTCCATTCGGTTTCGAGCATCTTTCCGCCGAGCGGAATTTTCGATTTGCGATGCCCAGACCGAATCTCGCTCCATATTAGCTTCTCGACCTGGGTGAATGTTGGGGCGGTTGTAATGACTTTCGATCCCGGGAATGATGACGCAATCCAAAGCACTGCTTTCGATATTCCCCAAGTCTTTCCGACGTTGTGACACGCGCGGATCGCCACGCGCTCGTGCTGTAAGATTGGAAGGAGGATCTTGTCGCGCTGATAGTCCTCGAGCGAATTAACCCCTTGCACCTGTTCCAGATGGAACACCGGATCGGTCTGGCATCGCTCAAGCATCGCATCAACGCCCTCGAAGTTCACGCGGTCGCCCATCCGTTCTTGGTAAATAGAAGTCCGTTTTTTTTGATCCATTCTACATTGCAGCAATGGGTGGAAACTCGTGCCCCATTTGCGATGATCTGTGGCGACACAGCCTTGAACATCGTGGCGTCAATGCGGTCGTAGCGGAACAAGTCGCGTGCGACTACTCCAATCTCACCCTTGCAGTTCGGGCATAAGATCGAGGTACCTTTCGTGTAGAGTAGGGTTCTCTGCGTCTTGAGACTCACTTCTTCTCCTTTGCGAGCCTGATCAAATCGATAAACGTGGCCATGAGCGGTTGGCCGTCGGCATCCGCCACGCGGTCAGGAACTTTGCCGATGACTCGGTCGAGCAGAAAGTTGAGGCGCCACTGGTCGCCGTTTTGAACTGCTTTCATGATCACAGCGATCACCATGCCGTCGAGCGCCGATGTATAAGGACTCTTGGCTGCTTCCTCCAGCTCTTTCGCCGTCATTCGCAGGTATTTCGAAAAGGTTTCCTCGACCTCGAGGCGATTGTGCTTTCGGAGCTCGCGGATCTCGTACGGAACCGGCGGCCGCCCGTTGGGATTACCGGTCTCGCCTGGCTTGAAGTTTCTTCCGCCGGTCTTTTTACCGATTGCCATCGATCAATCCTCAAACCCTTCGAAAATCCAATCCCTCACGGAAAGAATGAATCCGACGGTTGAAATCACGATCATTGTCTTGAGTAACAGGTCGAGCATCCGAGTCTTCATCGCTGTATAGTCGCAGTTTCGCACCGCCGCCGATCATGCCTAGTCCTGGCTTCCGAATCTCCATCTCTGAAGCTTCTTGCAGTTCGGACATATTCTTGTGGTCAGATGATCAGGTGAACGGAACTCGGAATCACATCCAAGGCAGCGGATACGAGACGGTCTCAGGCGTCGAGGTTGAATAGGGGCTTCGGTCGGCTCAATCTCGACAGGCTCGATCTTGCGCTTTCTCACCCCCGCCCTCGCATGACTTGTTTTGCGAATACGACCATTGCCCTGGCTATGCGCTCCCGCGCCTCTTGATCGCGCACGATTCGACCAGCCTCAGCTTTCGTCTCGCGCTTAAATCGCTCCCACCGCTCTCGTATTTCCGTTTCGGTCATGGTGGGGATTTCTCTCATTAACATGAAATCTCGCTTTATCTGAAAACCG